TAGTTTGAATGGTTGGTTTTAGTTGTGAGAACAAACACCAAGGCAGAAAGTCTCTACCTTCTTGTGTCACTTCAATATTGTTTAGGAAATCTTCACACATATGGTGAACAGCAGTTCCACGAGATGCAGCAGTTCGCATGATATGGTTAGCAACATCGTTACCAACTCGTTCACGCCACTCTTGCAGCCCTTTTTGTTTTGCCTTACGAACACCCAATACGGTTGTAATGGATGGATATAGTCCAGTAGGCGTTACATAAAAACGCTTACGGTTTACTGTCTTTGTAGATACCTCTGGAATATCTATAGGGTTGTGTTCAAAAGTCATAATATTTTCACCTTAGTTGTTTATAATATAATATCAGATTGTTAGAGTAATGTCAAGAGTTTTTGCCTCTATTCATTCTCCATACTTCACGGGCTGGAACACGAATAAACCTTTTGTTGGTTTCATTTGTGTTTGGGTTTGGAATAGTCAACATGACATTCTTACCCCTTAGAAATGCAGAAAGTTGATTCTGACTTCTAGCACTACTTTGCATATACTCTCTACGCAATGCCTTTGTGGTTGATCTTGCAACACTATTTCTTTCGCCCTTTGATACCTGATGAGCTCTTTGTTTCTTCTTACCCATTTTCTTCCACCTTTATCTTACTAATCAAGTACTCTTTAACCATACCAGAACGAACAATATCTCCAAGTGTAAATTCAATATTTGAAAAAGAATCCATTCCTCTTAGAATACTCATAAAATGTTTAATACCTTCTCTTTCGGAGCTCTTTTGCAAATCACTTTGGAAGAAATCTCCACAGAACATAATCTTTGAATCCTGTCCTACACGAGTGATGATTGTATCCAACTCATGGAAGTTAAGATTTTGTGCCTCATCTACGATGATGATTGCATTGTCAAGTGTAATACCACGCAAGAATGAAGTTGTAAGGAACATCAATGAACCTTGGTTCTTTAATCTGTCATACAACAAACTAAATGCTTGTTCATTAGGTTGCTCAAACATAAACTTCACCATGTTCTGATATGGAACTTGGAACAGTGCTGTCTTGTCCTCTTCATCACCAGGCAAGAATCCAATTTCACGAGTTGGAACTGCACTACGAACAATATAAACACAATCGTATTTTGTTTCGTTTTTTAGTGCTTCTTGCAAAGCAAGATAAAGAGTAATAAATGTTTTACCAGTTCCAGCTGCACCATACAAAAAAAGATTCTTACCATTCTTATAATCTTGAAATGCTCTTTTCTGATTGTCGGTTGCTGGTGTAACTGGTACTAATTGGTCAATTCTAATATCTTTTGCTTTCGCCATTATTCTTTACTCCATCTTGAACGATGTTTTTTTACAACTTCTGCTGTTTTAATTTGTTTTGCAGTCTTTTTACCATATCTATCGGCAAGTGGACTATCTGGATGTGTTTCAGCAGCTTTAGATAAAACTTCTTTCCAACCATCATCAGTTCTTCCATCAATTGTTCCTGTTGTTGAAACAATTCCAAATGTAGTTGGTACTTGTTGGACATGAGGATTTTTTTCTAGTGCTTCATATTTTGCAGCATTAGAGGTGAAGAATTCATCCCACTCTTCACCTGTCTCTGTATTTCTAAATTTAAATGTAGGCATAATTATCTCAATGGTATGTGTGTATTTGTCAATTCATTTATCTGTTCTTTGAGTTTTTGATTCTCCTCAGACAATTCCTTTATTCTATTTATTAGTTTGTAGTAATCCTCAGTAAGTCTTTTCATATCGTTTTTCAGAGTATCCACAGTATTCGATACTGCAACCAATTCTCTGCGATACAATTCATTACCAGATGGATCTAATTTTAAGCCTGCATCCTGTTTCATCTTTGCATCCTCTTGGCGCATTTTCCACAACATCCAATCATAATAGCGTTCTGGTTCCTTTTCCATTACACCACCCCATACCATTCTGGAACTTCTCTTCGTTTCCAAGTTGCAAGATGTTGTTTATATTTTATATAGTAGTCACGATATGCCGTAACTGAACAAGAGTTCTTCACATCATCAGGCATTGCTGGTGTTGGCTGCGTCTTGTATCCTACTGGAATGTTTTTAGGAAGTGGACGTAGAAGTTCTGTATAACCTTTACATGCATGTTCCTTACCATAACGATATTCATATTCTCCAAGTAACCCTTGCCACATCTCAAACAACCAAGTGTAGTTGTTGTTACTAGAACGAACCCACAGATTCGATGGGTGGTTAATATGGGAAGCCTTCATCAGGCCTGCTTCCATAACAGGATCATCCATTCGCCACCGTTTAATCTTACGTCCATTCTTTGTAAGTCCATAGTACATTGTACCATCTAAGATACGATGTGCAGTGGACAATAGTTGTGGATATTCGATAACCATTTTACGAACATGGCTATCGTTGTGCATTCTTACACACTCATCAATGTTGTTACTCAGATAAAATATGTTCATCTTTCCCACCTGTAAAAAATATGATCCTCAATTTCAATCGTCTTAGTTTTAGTTGCAGCCCAAGCAGGCATTACATAGTCTGCATGATAGTGTGTTGCACCCTCTGTAATATCTAGTAGTTTTATACTACCAGAAACAATGGATTCTGTCAATAGAAGAATGTCATTAAAGGCTTCTTTGTCATTCACCTTATCTGACTTACCATCACAATACCAACTGAATTGGCACTTGTGACGAATTGGAATCATCTCACCAGTTCCTTTCCAACTAGGACGATGAGGCCCGTCTTTGACAACACCACAAATCGTGTCTGGAAATCTGTGATCGTTGACACGATTTATGGTTACTGAAATCACTGCCATCTGTCCAGCAAGAGGTTGATTTCTTGCTTCATGGTATACATTCTCAGCAAGGCATTGTGATTCTGCTCGCTGAATTTGATCCAATTCTCCTTGTGTCACATCAGTATAAGATGGTGATGAGATAGTAAGGAAAGACATTAACAGTGTTTCAAATGTTGTCATTGAGTAAGTACCTTCATATTGTTTTCAGATTCGATAGCATCGTTTTGATGTTGTTCGTTTACAGAATTATCCAGTTCTTCCCACGCTTTTGTGGATTTGATTTTTGACAAGAGCATTCTATCCTTACGCAAACGATTCATAATGATTTTGTTTGCTTCCTTGTCAGAGTATTCCAACAGAACATAGGCACGATACTTAGGCCCGTTTGATACAATCTCAGTTTCAGAAACTTTGTATCCAGCAACATCTACATCTGCAATGATGTTCTTTGTTGCCTTCTCAACTTCTGATAGGACTGAACTACCAATCTCTTCATTACCAATCTTTGCAACAAACGATTTGGTCTGAGAACGAACACGACCATTGATACGGTCAGCAAGTGTTGTCTTTGCATTCAATACCGCAAGATCAATAGACAACTGTAAATCAGAAGTTGCTGCTGTTCCTGTGGAATAGATTGCAGTGTCGCTATCTGGCATTTTCTTGAACCAATCTGGAATAATTTCGATTTGTTCTTCAACTACCTTTGCTTTATAGACATAAGTTTCAGTGTCTACAATTGAGTTTGGTGGAACATTAGTCATTGTCTCCACCGTTTTATTGGAGCTGCAAGCACCAAGAAGTGCCACAGCTCCAAGTAACATGATTTTATTCACCATTATCTAATCCCTTTCAACATATTAATTAGATCATCACGCATTCCAGACTCAACAAAAATATCTGTTAAGACGGAACCTATTTGTGGGTAGTATGTTATTATAACAATACCCAATACAATACCTATCAAAATCTTCATCATTAATAGCAGTCCGTTCCACCAGTTTTCCAATTAGCGTAACAACTACCAGACTGTTTTCCATTACCAAAACCAATCGTTACACCACCAACACCAAAGGTACTGTGTTGTCTAGGGATATATAATACACTGTTATTGTGTGTATTGTCAATAACTTTTCTAGAAATAATTCTCTCTGTTACAACTGGAATGCCTTCTTGGATAATCACTTCACGATTTTCTATCTTTGAATTTGGTTGTGGGGATGCAACCACCACAGGCATAGTCTCTTTAGTTGAACAGTTCATCTCTGTCTTTGCAGTAAGTATCTCTGGTGATACTTTACTAATAACAGACTTCTTGGCATTGATTGAGGCCTGTTCACAGGCATTGTTCTCACTCATGTCAGGCCCAAATACATAAGAACCCTCAGTGGGGTAAGTCTGTCCACCAATGGTAACATCCATTGTCATAATACATTTACGAGTGTCATCAACATATGGAAAAACCTTCTTGTCTAAATTAGAAGTCTTTTCGATTTGTTGAGTCCAATTAGTTTCTACTGTTTTATCATAACTACAAGGTGCATCAGCAAACACTGGATGACAACCAGCAGCTGTAATCATTAACACTGTTCCAATAACTTTATTTACCATTTAACCACTCTCCAATCACCTCTACAGGGCATCTATCTTGATACTTACACATCTGATAGATTTGAGTGGAAGTTTCTATTGCACTGCATCCACTCAAAAATCCAACAACCAATATACTAGTAAGGAATTTCATCATTCAGTTCAAAACCAACTAAATTCTGTGAAACTGATTTATTCCAATCCCACTGTCCACCCATCTCTTCAGATGCGTTTTGCAAAACCTCACTGGCGTAGGAACCAAAAGACCAACCAAACTTATCAATAGCCTTATCAACAATAAACTTTGGTGTCTCTGTAAGATTTCCATATGAATCGTAGAAGTCATAAACAAAATCTTCTACATCCATCATCATACTTTTCACTTTACCCATTATACAATCTCCTCAAAT